ATCAATGCAGAAAATTTTGAAAACACTGTCAACTCAATTAAAGTATCAAATAGCAACTGCGCGATGGGGCACCTTGAACTCAACGGATTTAGAGCGCATCGCGGTCACACCATGGAAGACGGTATGGCGAGCGAACTATTTGAGAAGTTCGAGCGGACATTTTCGGGTCATTACCATACACGATCAGACAACGGACGAATCTTCTACCTAGGCAATCCATATGAGATGTTTTGGAATGATGTGAATGATCCTCGCGGGTTTACAATTTTTGATACAGAAACTCTTGAGCATACTCATATTGAAAATCCATACAAACTCTTTCATAATATTTACTATGAAGACACTCCATTACAATTATTTAAATTTAAGGAGTATGAAGGTAAGATTGTAAAAGTAATTGTTCGTAAAAAAACAGAACCCAAACAGTTTGAAAAGTTTATTGATAAACTTTATTCCGTTGGGGTTCAAGATATGAAAATTATTGAGAATTTTCAAATTCATGAGTGTGAAGATTTTGAAGTTGATGAGGAGGAAAACACGATATCAATTTTAAATAGATATATTGAAGAGTCTGATTTAGAACTTGATAAAGGAGTAATCAAGAAAATTCTACAGGATCTTTACAGACAATCTTGTGAGGTTGAGTAATGTACCTATTAACTGTAAAGAATAATAAAGATGAAGGAGCATATGCCGTTCAGGATTCTTATGGGCATAAGGTTCTTTTTCTTTTTGAGGAGGAAGATGACGCGGAAAGATATTCTATAATGATTAGTAGTGAAGAATATGCAGAAGAACTAGAGGTAGTAGAAGTTGATGATGATCTTGCAATAAAAACATGTAAGATGTATAATTATAAGTATTCCATAATTACACCAAACGATATTGTAATCCCACCAAATAATGATAATCTTCAAGACGATTAAGTGGAAAAATTTTCTTTCAACAGGAAACCAATGGACTAGTATTGATTTTGAGAGTAATAATACTAATTTGATTATTGGAACAAATGGATCTGGGAAATCTACTCTATTAGATGCTCTTACCTTTGTTTTATTTAATAAACCATTCCGCAAAATTAATAAACCTCAACTTGTAAATTCTATAAACGAAAAAGATTGTTTAGTTGAAATTACATTTCAATTGAACGGTAAAGAATATTTGATTCGTAGAGGGATCAAACCAAATATTTTTGATATTGAAGTTGATGGATCATTGCTACACAAAGAGGCAGATGATAGATCTAATCAAAAAATATTGGAGGAAAGTATTCTCAAAGTAAACTATAAATCATTTACTCAAATTGTTATTTTGGGTAGTAGTACCTTTGTGCCTTTCATGCAATTGACTACTGCAAATCGGAGAGAAGTAATTGAAGATCTTTTGGATATTCGTATTTTCTCCGTGATGAATAATCTTTTAAAGGAAAAGATGAGAATTTATAAGGAGCAAGTAAAATCTCTGGAACTTAAAAAAGAAAATATTAAAGAAAAAGAAAAGATGCAGAGAGACTTCATGGAGGAGTTGGAGAATCGTGGAAATGAAAATATAGAATCAAATAAATTTAAGATTGAAAAACTTCTGAAAGAAATTGATGCATATATGATAGATAATGCAAGGGTTGAAGAAGACATACATGAATATACAAAGGAGATGGAAGAGGTAGCAGGTGCTAGAGAAAAGTTGTCTAAACTAAACAATTTAAAAGGTAAGATTTCTAATAAGGTTTCAAATATAACTAAAGAGCATAAGTTTTTTACGGAGAATGCGGTCTGCCCTACCTGCCGACAAGATATAGAGGAAGAGTTTCGTGTAAATAGAATTAGTGACGCTCAAGATACGGCAAAAGAACTGAAGAAAGGATTTGATGAACTTGAATCCACTATTAAGTTTGAACAAGAAAGAGAGCGTCAATTCAATTCCCTAACCAAGGAGATTACAAATTTAACACATGGCATTTCTCAAAACAATACTCGGATTAACCTCAACCAGAGACAAATCAGAGATCTTGAACATGAAATTCAAACTATTACCAGCAACCTGCAGAACAGAAATTCTGAACATGAGAAATTAGAACAGTTTAGGGAAACTCTATCGAAGACAATTGAAGATTTATCAGAAAAAAGACAAGAAATCGTTTATCACGATTTTGCCTATTCTCTACTTAGAGATGATGGTGTAAAGACGAAGATCATCAAAAAGTATCTTCCGTTCATAAATCAACAAGTTAATCGTTATCTTCAGATGATGGACTTCTACATCAACTTCAAACTTGATGGGGAATTTAATGAAACTATTGAATCACCAATTCATGAACACTTCTCATATTCTTCTTTTAGTGAAGGTGAGAAAATGAGAATTGACCTTGCGCTCCTCTTTACTTGGAGAGAAGTTGCACGACTCAAGAATTCGGTGAACACTAACTTGCTGATTATGGATGAAGTATTTGATTCATCACTTGATGGATTCGGAACGGAAGAATTTCTTAAGATTATTCGGTATGTGATTAAGGATGCTAATATCTTTGTTATTTCTCATAAGACTGATTTGCATGACAAATTTGAAAGTGTCCTAAAGTTTGATAAAGTAAAAGGTTTTTCAACTATGGTGTCTTGATACACCCAAGAACAATGCAAGTCCCAAACTGGAAGCACCATTCCAAGAAAGAACAGAAACGAAAATTGAAACCGCAAGCGATGCGAGCACGGCGAGAAGCACTCCGCCAGTTCAAAAAGCGTCACATGACCCCGCCTGAACAGCGGGGTTCTTTTGTATAATAGGTCCATACGCAACAGAGTGATGACCATTTCCCACGAAATTAAATCTCAACTTGCCAAACTGCTTGCTACTGAGGATCTTATGGTTGAGCATCGCCAGGTTGAAACTGCACAGTTCAACGTTCATACTCGCGTTTTGACGCTGCCTGTATGAAAAAAAGCAAGTGCAGATGTATATGATATGTTGGTTGCTCATGAGGTAGGACACGCTCTTTATACGCCCAACAGAGACTGGTTTAAAGAGGTTAATATATCTCCTCAATTTGTGAACATCGTTGAGGATGTTCGTATTGAGAAGATGATGAAGCGTCGATATGGTGGCATCTCTAAGACTTTTTATCGTGGTTATAATGAACTCTTTAATGAAGATTTCTTCTGTCTTGAGAATGAAGATGTATCTAAAATGAATCTTGCAGATCGTGTAAATCTGCATTTCAAAATTGGTAACTTTGTAGATATTCCTTTTGATGAATATCTAGAGATGCCTATTGTTCGCATGATTGATGGATGCGAAGATTTTGATGATGTTCTCCTTGCAGCAGAAGCACTATACAAGTTCTGCAAGCAAGAGATGCAGAATAATCAAAATCCACAGCAAGACAATGGGGATGAGCAATCTGGTTCTTCAAGTGATTCAAGTCCTCAAGTTCCAAATCCCACAACTGAGGGATCTCAATCTGAAAACGAGGATCAAGAAGAACCTGGCGAAACCGATTCATATGGGGGAACTGCTGAAGCAGAAGATGATGTTGGTGGTGAAACTGTGGGTAATGATGAACCAGAAGCAAAGACTGCAGATACTCTTGATCAAGCATTGAAAGATCTTGCCAGCTATGATGGTGAGGAGAACGTTTATCTTGAAGTTCCTAAACTGAACTTGGATAAAGTTATTGTTGCTAATTTAGATATTCATGAAAAATGTTCTGATGCATGGACTGCATCTATTGAAAGGTCTGGGGAAGATAATAGTATATTTGATATTGTTGATAATGAATTCATTAAATTCAAACGTTCAGCACAGAAGGAAGTCAACTATCTCATAAAAGAGTTTGAGTGTAAGAAAGCAGCAGATTCTTATGCGCGTGCTACTACTGCACGATCTGGTGTTCTGGATTGCTCTAAACTACACACTTACAAATACAATGAAGATCTCTTCAAAAAAGTAACTACTCTTGCCGATGGTAAGAATCATGGTTTGGTGTTTGTTCTGGATTGGTCTGGATCTATGCAAGACGTGATGATGGATACAATTAAGCAACTTTATAATCTGATTTGGTTCTGTAAGAAGGTATCTATTCCTTTTGATGTTTATGCCTTTACAAGTGATTATCCTCGCTTTGATCCTCGGGAAGGACGTGATTGGCAATATGATCGTAAGGATGGAACACTTCATGTTCCTGATTATTTTTCAATGATGAATCTTTTCACCAGCAAAACTAATGGGAAAAGTTTAGAGGTACAGATGAAGAATATTTTCAGAGTTGCATATTCATTCCGTCATTATTGTGAATATCTTACTCCATATGGTTTAGGTCTCTCTGGGACACCCTTGAATGAATCTCTTGTTTCTCTGCATCAAATTCTTCCCAAATTCAAGCAAGATCATAAACTGCAAAAAGTTCAGTGTGTGATTCTCACTGATGGTGATGGGTGTATGACAAAGTATGATCGGGAACTTCAACGTCGTTGGGAGGATGAACCCTTCATTGGCACTGCAACAATTCGTCATAACGCATTTCTTCGCAATCGTAAAACTGGGAATACTTATTCTCTTGATTGTCCGTGGTATGATTTTACCGATATTCTCCTTCGTGATTTGAAGGAAACCTTTAAAGATATTAACTTTATTGGTATGCGTATTATGGCAGGTAGAGATGCTGGATCTTTCATTCGCCGTTATTGTGGTTATTATGGTGATGAGTTTGAAAGAAATATGAATTCTTGGAAGAAGTTAAAAACCTGTACAATTACCACCTCTGGATATCATAAATATTTTGGACTCTCATCTCAGCATATTTCTCAGGAAACTGATTTTGATGTAAAGGAAGATGCAACTAAAGCACAGATTAAAAGTGCATTTAAGAAATCTCTTTCAAACAAAAAGATGAATAAGAAAGTGTTGAGTGAGTTTGTAGAACTTATCGCATAAAATTATGAATACTGTACCAGAAGGAATTGAGGATTTTGATCCTAATGAATTATTTCCTATGACTGATAAAATTGGAATTCAATTTGTAGAAATTACACCAGGAGTGCCAGCTCGCGCTTCAAGAATTGCTGAAGAAGATCAGCAAGAATTGGATGATGCTATGGAATTTTACAAAAAAGTAAAGGAAGGGGAAACTGATGGATAAGCAGTGGAGACATGAATACTTAGAGATGAAGGCTGGTCTATCAAAATTTCAAATCTCATTATTGGAAAATGGACCTCAACAGTTAGCACAAGCATGGTTATTGGGGGCAATGCATCAAGATTACAAAAGAATTATGGGAATAAAGGAACCACCTAGTAAAGAATCAGGAAACCAGACATCATTCAAAGAATGGAGTAGTCAGTCCTATAAATAATAAAAAACTATCTTTTTAGAATAATGAGCAGATTCGGAGATTTACTTAGAGGCGGATCACCCGCTCCAAAGGTTGAGGCAGCGCCTGCTCCTGAACCTGTTATAGAAGAAAGACCAGATCTTGGTCCAGATGAAACACAGTATGAGGAAGAAGTTGAGGAAGAAGTTGCTGAGACTGATGTATCTTTAGATGATATGACCAAGAAAGAACTTGAAGAGTATGGCAGAACTCTTGGAATTGAACTGGATAGACGCCATAGCAAAGCATCATTGATTGAAGAACTCAAAGAAGCAAGAAGCAGAAGGTGAGTGATCCAGTTTTCAAACCGTCTACAGGGGGTCTCTGGACCCCCCTTTTTTATTGTATAATTACTTCAGTTAAGCAAACAAACCGATGGCACCCTCTGCCGAGCACATTCGTATTTCACTTCAAAATCTTTATGGTGAGTCTGTTACTACTGGCGACATCCGTGCATGGTGCGCTATGAATGGAACTGCTTATGCTACTGTGACCAAGAAACTTGAAGAGTATAAAGTTGGACGTGGTAAGTGGAATCTTGAAGTAACAAAAGAGACTGTTGAAGAACTTGAAGTAAGTTATAATGCACCTGCTGTAGAAAATCTTATTCCTCAGAAAGATGATTCCTTCGTCCGCTTTGGTAACTTCGCTGATATTAAAAAAATTATTGAATCCCGTGTATTCTATCCAACGTTCATCACGGGTCTTTCTGGTAACGGTAAAACGTTCTCAGTTGAGCAGGCGTGTGCTCAGTTGGGTCGGGAACTTATCCGTGTAAACATTACTATTGAAACAGATGAGGATGACCTTATTGGTGGTTTCCGTCTTATCAATGGCGACACTGTATGGCATAATGGACCTGTCATTGAAGCACTTGAAAGAGGGGCAATCCTTCT